CCAGATACACAAATAGAAAATAACAATATCGCACAATGGTATCTATTTGGTGGTAGTGATGGTATGATGAATGATATGATAGATTTACAATGGCAGAACTCGAAGTAGCAGGCATTAAGTTTCGTGGCGGGAAGATTTTTCTTGTCTTAACTGCGTTAACAACCGCAGGTGGAGGGCTATGGGGTGGTTTTGAATTTTATAAAGATTATCTAACGATGAAAGAGCAGATACAAGAATATGTTGCACCTGATTTATCAGGGTTTGACAAAGAAATTGCACTTACAAAAGAAGAGATGGACAGTAAGACTGACCTTATACAAACTGAAGTAAATATGATTATGCAAGAGATGGAAATGATTATGTCTGAAATAAGACTAGTGTCTGATGTTGCCAATGAACTTAAAAATGACCTTCGTATGGATGTAAGAAGAATAGAAAAAGTTGTTAATGATGTAGAACAAATGGTTAAAGAAGATTCGAGAGAAACCAGCTCGGAGTTAAGAGATACCACGAAGGACATGAAGGAAGACATGGAATTATTGTCGGATAAGTTGGAATCAGCCATGACTGCACTAGAAGAAAAGGTTGAGAAAAGAATAAAACTCGCATTAGAAAATCCTTTATCACAAATGTAATAATATGAAAATATCAGACAACACAGCGATCAGCATGCCCATGAGAAACCTAATTGGCCTAATCATGGCCATAGGGATAGGAATATTTGCCTACAGCGATTTGACACAAAGGCTGACAGAACTTGAGACTGCAAGACAATTAATGGAGGCAGATTTACTTAAAAAAGCTGAACAGACACCTGTAGATCAAGAACAGTATATGTTGTTAGAATTTATAGCAGGACAACTTGAGGTCATGGAAACAGAGGTGCAGTCTATTGAAAGTAATAATATAAATATAGATTTTCTACAGACACAGTTTGAAAAAATACAAAAGGACGTAGAAACGTTAAAAGATAAGGTAAGATACAATGGTGGTTGAGACAGTTTTCGCAATGATGATGATAGTAAACGGGTCTATGGATGGGTTCATGAAGACAGATGGTTTATCTCACTGCCTCAAGGTTAAGAGAGAAAGTGAGCGCAACTTATCTGATAGCAGATCAAATGTTATACGCTATGAATGTGGTTTAGTTAAAGCAGAATTAGAACCAGATTCAGAAGGTGTTTTAAAAATAAAAAAGATAATAGAGCGTAAATAATGGCTAAAACACCTTCCAACGAATACTTTACACCAGTCAAAAAAAGAACTAGTATAGGGCGTTCTTCACGCAGTAGGCCAAAGAACAAAAACAAAAGAAGACAATTTGTCAAATACAGGGGGCAAGGATGACCAAATTATGTCCAAGAGGTAAAGCGGCAGCAAAACGAAAATTTAAGGTTTATCCTAGCGCTTATGCAAATGCTTATGCTTCAAAAATATGTGCAGGTAAAATTAAAGACCCAAGCGGTAAAAAAAGAAAAGATTTTAGAGGACCTAAACCAACTAGTAAAGCTATGGGTGGAGCCATAGACTTTAATAAATTATCGCAAGGTAGAAAAGCTGTGTCATTTGCAAACAAAGGTAAAATGATGGCTAAAAAAATTGCAGCAGCTTGCGGTGCTGTAAAAGAAGATAGAAGAAAAAATACTAAATTTTTGTAATGGCTGAAAGTGGACTCAAAAAATGGTTCAGTCAAAACTGGGTTGACATAGGCTCCAAGAAAAAAGGTGGAGGTTTTAAAAAATGTGGTCGCTCAAAACAAAAAGCAGACGCTAAAAGAAAATATCCTAAGTGTGTACCAGCAGCAAAAGCTGCAAGGATGACTGAAAGTCAAAGAAGATCGGCAGTGAAAAGAAAAAGATCTAAAGCTCAAGGTGTTGGTGGAAAACCAACTAACGTTAAAACTTTTGCAAAAGCAGCTGGTGGAGGCATGGCTCTAAGAGGTATGAGATTTATTGGTGTTAGATGACCAAGAAAAAAGATCCAAAAAAAGGCACTGGTAAAAAACCAAAAGGTAGTGGAAGAAGACTCTATACGGATGAGAATCCACGTGATACTGTGTCTATTAAGTTTGCTACTCCTACTGATGCTAGGAGAACAGTGGCAAAAGTTAAGAAAGTTAAAAAGCCGTATGCTAGAAAAATTCAAATTCTTACAGTAGGAGAACAGAGAGCAAAAGTTATGGGCAAGTCTCAAGTCGTAAGCATATTTAAAAGGGGTAAAGATGCAATTAGAAAAAGAAATAAGAAACGACGTACGTAAGTGGTCTGAACACTTTTTAGAAATACCTAATAAACATTTAGGTGGTTTTCCAGCATGTCCTTTTGCAAAGAAAACGTGGAGAGATGACAAAGTTCTAGTTCACGTCAAAAGAAAACATAAGTGGTATAAGACAGAATTAAACGGGTATTTAAAACAATTAGATCTAGATGTGCATGAGATATTGATATTTTGTGATCCTTACTTTAATTACTCATTAGAGGAATTTCAGGAAGTAATTGATGACTACAATCATTGGTATAATAAAAAGGATATATTTTTTATGGGTTTTCATCCCCTCAATCCAGCGAACGAAGAGGAGCAAGAATTCCTCGTCACTCCAAATGGGGACGCCCCTACTGTAGAGAGCGACCTAGAGTATTCAATGATGCTAGCACAAAAGTTCTCGCAATTACAGGAAGCTTCTGATAAACTACATAAAGCTGGTTACTATAAGTTGTGGCCAAAGGG